GCTGAATAACCGAGTCATGCCCGCCGTCGCCCTCAAGTTGTAGATCGTAGGGGTGGATCTTGGCGCCGTTGAAGACCAATACCCGGCTTTCGTGGATTCGTTGCAACAAACTATAGTTGGCGCGCCCGGACGCATCTGCGCTGGCGATTTGATAAAACTCTGGTTGGTCAGGGTTGAAGGTGCCGATCGCAGGCCGGAGGGAATAGCGATCGAGTACCGATAATCCTTCAAAACTTTTTACTTTGGTCAGGGGTTTACTGGGGTCTTCGCCGCCATTGACCCGCATCACGCAATAGCCTTGGCCGAATAATCTGGCCCAGACCATAGCCTGGCGGAACGATTCACCGCACCCTAACCGCCGCGCATAGGGGCTCATGTCCTGGCCGCCGTCACGGTAGACCTGCATCACCGCCGACACGTCTTCGTAGTCACTGCTGTCGGGGAGCTTAATATCTACCCCGCCCCTGATCATATCGAGGGGCAGTAGCTCAACAACTCGGCGGATCAACCAGCTGCCCCGGTACAGCGCCCGCAGTTCGGCCTCGCCCAGTAGGTAGGTATTGCAAACCTCCATCCGGGTAAATGGGTCTAGCCCGGTGCCCATCCCCGTTGCACCATTGCGGAGCAGGCTATTGTTGAGCGCCTGCATGGTGCTGTCGAGGTGAAAGTCTGGGATGCTGAGGTCTGTCACGGCAGTTGCGTGGGAGTATTGCCCCTATCATACTCAACCAGTGAGGGCTTGGAGGCGGGCGATAGCGTCGTTGCTCTTAGTCAATGGTTCTAGTCCGTAGCGGGCACTATCCCAAAAATGGTTCGCGGCATCAACAGGCACTGGCAAAATGTCGCCCGCCCGGTTGGTTTTCCATTTGTAGTTACGGGCTTCTGCGATGGCACCTGTACACCGGGGATGCATCACAATGGCCGCGAATGACCGCAAAAACTGAATCCCATCCTCAATGCTGCCCTTGCCCTTCTCAGCCCCCACAATGAGCGGCAGGCCGTGCCGTTTAACGTAGCTGATTGAGTCCGGCCTAGCGCTGTCGGCCCGCACGACATGGCCATCAATGCCGGGGATGTCAGCCCGCCAGGTTTGCACAATGTCGTCCAACTCCAACCCATAGCGGTAGCTCTCTCGATGCACATAGAGGCAGCCCCCATCAATCCACAGCTCAACCGCTACCGTTGGGTCAACCCCAAACCCCCAGTCAGCGCCATAGTAGGGGCCGTCCCAGGTGGGCCCAGGGCTGAACTCCTCAATCCTAACCTTGTCGGCAAAGATTTGTTCTTTGCTGATTGTGCGATAGCCGCCCTCCCAAATGTGGTGGAACTCGCCGACATCCAGGCGCGCCCGGTCGGCCAACATTTCAGCCCAGAGTAGTTCAGACCGAAAGGGGTTGTCTACGATGTTGCATTCGCAGATGACCACATCGGGTCGGGGCTCGGCAAAGAATCGATCTACCGGGTCAGCCTCGCTCTCTGGGTTCCAACTAAAATAAATCTCGCTATCGTCCTTCCGGATGGTGGGCCTGAGCAGTTGCAACGAGCGCTGGCTAAGGTTCTGCGCTTCTTCGACCCAAGCGCGATCGAAACCCTCTAAGGATTTGATGTTCCCAGCGTTGTAGTCTTGCATTCCCTTGAAGATGATTATCCCTCGGCCCCGGCGGTCGAGGATTCGGTTTACCTGCACCTCAAACAAATCCAGCACACCCAGGGTGTTGAGGCGTTCCTCAAGGAGTTTCTTTACCGAAGTGTCGAGGGTGTTCTGCACCTCCCGGATGCAGACCGTTTGGAGGTGTGGATCGCAGACGTGTTGCTCAATCAGGTAGTCGGCGAAGAACCAAGACTTACCCCCGCCCCGGCCACCCTTGGCCCCTTTGTAGCGACAGGGGGCTAGCAGGGGCAAGGCCCAGCGCGGGGTGACTATATCTAGCTCAAGGGTTGAGGGCATCGACAACACGGCGGGTAATTTTAACCTCCTTCACTTCGTCATCAACCGGGGCACTGCCGTTTGATGCCAGCCATGGAGCCTCTATTTTCAGCAGCACCTGCAACGCCTGCACCGCCGCCCCTTTGCCTTGTGGATCATGCACAATATCCCAAAGTGCATTCTTGATTTTTTCGATTGGAGACTCTGGATCTATTGGTAGGCGGGGTTCGGGGGGTTTAGCAGTGGATTCGGCAGTAGCTTGATTTTTGACAAAATCAATCCAATTAGCCAAGGTACGCTCGGGCAGATCTGGGTATTGCGCACGGATGTCTTTCCACGCTACCCCCTCTTGGATCAGGCGGAATATTTCAGGCTTCAGGTGGTCAAACTTGCCGGGTCTTGCCATGCCCCAATTCTACCCGGCGAAATCTACAGCCGCAAATAAAAGGCCCTGAGTCCACCAGGGCCGGAGTGCTCTGTCCATAGGCTATATTCTACCAGCCCAGAATCTCGCGGTACTCGCAGAGATTATGGCCCACACCGCACTGGTACAAAGTAGTACAGAATAATCCTTGACAGTTGCGAAAGGTGTGGGCTATAGTAGTTGCATACAAGCGAACGAGGCAAGCAGCAAGCGACCCTACCAGTAGCTACACATAAGGAGAACGACCATGTTCAGAACTGGCATTGACGGACGTATCGGCGGACTAGCTTCTACCAACGATTCCTGCTTTACCTACTTTGATGGTGTTGTTCAGGGAATGATTGTTACTCACACAGAGCAATGCATTTCTGGAAAGCGTGTCAGCGGCAAGGTTTACCACGCTGCCTGGGGCATCAACCAAAAGGACACTTGCCCCGCCTACGACAATCATCAAATTTCTACTGTTTCTAAGATGCTTCTAGCAGCCTAACCCCCCGCCCCTCCCCCGAGGGGCTTTTTACTGCCAAAACTAATTTCACTAAAACCCTTGACAGTTACAAAAGGTGTGGGTTATAGTGGGTACATACCACAGCAAACAACCACAGAGGACACCACCGATGACTACCGAATCCAACGCCATCCTAGCCGCCATCAAGTCAGGCATTGCAAACCCCGCCCATCATGCTTGCTACGGTGGCTGTGCCCGCATCTACCTTATTCCCGGTTCACTGCTCACCATTGACGAACTATTTAGCCTAAGCAAAGCCGAGCAAAAGAAAGCAGAAAAAGCCCGCCAAAAAGATGTAAGGGTTGCGATGAACTACCTAGAGCTATTTGGTAAAGGCAAAACTATCGGCGGCAAAGCTTACATGGGTTACGACAATGGCGACAAAGCCACCTACTCAAAAGCGGTCAACATTGCCGCCGCGCTGAAAGAAGTAGGAATACGCCTAACCGTTGAAGGCGTAGAAGATTAGAAATAAACTAACCCCCGCCCCTCCCCCGAGGGGCTTTTTACTGCCAAAACTAATTTCCCAAAACCCCTTGACAGTTGCATAAGGTGTGCTCTAATATATAGATATCGGGGGAAACCCCAAGGGGATGCACACCCCTAGTCAAAGCTTCCGGCGGGGGGTGATACGCAGAGCATGGATCCTACATTGGTCAACACTGAAACCAGTTACACCGCTTAAAGATCTTGCCGGGGAGTGAACAATGACCCTAGCGACGGTGCCCCCTAGAGGGGATACACACTATCGGCTACAAACGGCAAGGGCGGGCAATGTGGTAGACGCCTAGACCGATTCCCTGGGATTGCTGCTCTGCGTAGCCCCCCGCCGGAAGTGTTCGTGAGATTTGCCCCCTTACCAGGACTCCCCATGACCACATGCCCCCACTGCGGCCACAGCCCCTGCCACCGCCACGGCACAACCGGAGCGGGCACCCAGCGATGGCGGTGCACCCAGTGCCACAAGGTGCATAGCGATAGCGGCCTGAAGGGGCGGCCTAGCATTGGCGATCGCCCCATGACTCCCGCTGAACGAATGCGGCGGAGTAGGGCCAAAAGGAAAAGCACGGGACTACCGTAAGGATTCCATGGCCGCGCCAACAAACTCAGCGGCCAGTTGAGGGACGATGGCGTTGCCATACCCCTTGAGCCGCATCACTCGCCCTTCTGCGGTGTTTTGCGCTGTCTGTGGGCAAGGATCGCCGCTATATCCCACTCCACGGGGTAGCCCTGCAACCAACGGGAAAATGCTGGATTGAGCTGGCCGCGCTTTTCCGTCGGCGCAGGGGAGCCAGATGGGGTTGTCCCAGGGTCTAGCAATGTGTGAGTTTGTTCGCTCAGCGGTTTGCCGTTGGGCCGCTCCGCTCGCTGCTGGTGTTTCTCCGTTGCTAGGGGCGATCGGTAGTCCCTGGCCGCTGGGGTCGCCCATGACGACACAGTCTGTAGATCCTGCCCGCCCTGTCCGTGTTCCCCTGGTGCATTCGCGTTCTGGACTTTCGGGGCGGGCCAGGGGGCTAACCTGCTCTCCCCCAAGAGCGATAGGGTTATGCCCCCGCCCCGCTGATTGTGTCTGTCCCTGCCATTGCCGTCCTGGACTGTCGGCGTTTGCCAGGGTGCTAACCCCGTAGTGTGAACTTGAGCCCGGAGTCGGCACCCGCTTGTCTGCCCGTCTTGAACGTATTTGCGATAGTCCTCCAAGCTCCCTTTCCTGCCCGCGTCCTGGACTGTCGGTGTTTGCCACCCAGTAGAGGCGTTGCCTGATGTGGAACGCCCCGACGCCCGGAGCGCATAGATCGTTTGCCCCGCAGGCGTAACCCGCTCCTTCCAAGTCAGCCGAAACAATATCCCACCATGCGAGTCCATCCTTTGATGCAACTTGCTCACCAAAGACTGTCTCAGGGCGACACTGGCTGATGAGCCAAAAGAGCGCTGGCCATAGGTGCCGCTCGTCAGCAGTCCCTCCTCCTTTGCCCGCCGAGCTGAAAGGTTGACAGGGGGCGCTACCTGTCCACACGGGGCGATCGTCTGGCCATCCTGCAAGTCTGAGGGCGAGTGACCATCCCCCGACTCCGGCAAAGAAATGGCATTGACTGTAAGGCCTAAGCTCATCTGGAAAGACATCTTCAATACTCCGTTCGTCTACGTCACCAGGGGCGATCGCGCCCATCTTGATTAATTCCCGCAACCACTGCGCTGCGTTGGGGTCAATTTCGTTGTAGTAAGCGCTAGCCATGCAGATACCTCGTCTGCATGGCTTCACCACCGATTGTCTGTTTTGGCATAAAATATCCTTGTGGTTCAATCACCTGAACTACCGCGCCCCGGCTGCGACAACAGCGTGGGGCATTACCATTTTACTCTAAATCTCACAGTAGAATCATAAGAGCATCTACACCCACCCTACACCTGCCCTGGGATGCCCTGTGAGTCAGCCCACCCCGTTATCTTTGGTCTTCGGCCCTGACTTTGGGGCCGTACACCGCCATCCTGATGGTGAGGTACGGTATTGGCGCGATCGGCTCGCAGGCCATATCCGGGTATTTAAGCCCATGGTTGGCGGCGTTGAGCGAACTATGTTTGAGCTGGGCAGTCACCCTAGCTGCTGGCTGCGGATTGGCTGGGAGTCTGTCTCCGGCCATGAACGGCAACGCACCAATGAGGCAGGCTACCCGTTGTTTGGGGCAATCAGCAGGGTGATGGTGACGTTCGCCTGGGCCAGTGAAACGGACTACCCCTGGATTAGCCATAGCAAATGGCTGGTGATGCCAGGGGGCGTATTTGTAGGCAAGGACGGCAACCGTGAATCTAGCACCGCTCGC